AGTAACTATGAGGCTTACATAGCTAATTTTAAGAAAAAAATAGCTTGCACAAAAGCTGAATTGTTGTTATAATATGTTTTTAGAAATTGAGAAAAGAGATAAACATGGCACGTAGAAAGAATATACCAGAAGATGTAATACTAAGAGCAAAGCTATGGCTTGACGGTGGTGGCACTAAGAAAGGTGCTTGCGATATATTAGGAGTATCCAACAATAAAACAATGGAAGCTTTGCTTGAGGAGTATGATAATAAACTTCGTGTAGATAAAGAAATTCGCGCTAAAAAACGTAAACAAGCGGTCACTTCTCAAGAACTCGCTGAGATAATCTCAGACCACTTGAGTGGCTATTCTATGCAAGAATTATCAGAGATCTACTATAGAAGTGCTGATACCATAAAGCATCATCTTGTCAAAAATGGTGCGCTAATTAGAACTCATACTAAGATTGATCAACTAAGTCCCCCGCTTCTTCCAGAAGAGTGTATGTCTGATTCTTTTGATATAGGACAGTTTGTTTGGTCGGCTAAATACAATTGCATAGCAAAAGTTATGTCGTTGTTTGGCAATGCTTATCGTATCAGAGTTTGGGGAGAGGGTATTATGCAGTACGCATATCAAGCATCTTGCGAACTAGGCAATCTAGCTCATTTAGAAGCTATCGGAGTACATCTAGGTAAACTAAGCCCAGAAATCCTAAGCACTGAAGAGATAAAACATCTAATCAATAAAACGCTGCTAGAGGCTAATAAGAAAACTAAGGCTAACAAAGATTAAAAAACAAATTGACAATAAGTCAAAATCAACGTATAATAACCTTTCACTAATAACAAAACAGGAAAATATAAAATGGCTTGGACAGACGAAAAACGTAAACTAGTAGTAGATTCTTATGTAACCACTATGGAAACTGAGTATACTACTGACGAAGATAGAGCTAAATCTTCGGTAGAAGTAGTAAAAGACTTAGCAGATACTCACGGTGAGACTCCAAACGGTGTTCGCCAAATGTTATCTTCAGCAGGTGTTTATATTAAAGCCACACCAGCAAAATCAAAATCTACCACTCCTGCTACAGGAACTGGCGGTACTAGAGTAAATAAGGCAGAAGCTATCCAGACTTTACGAAACTTGATTCTTCAAGCAACTGAAAGCCCAGAGTCTTTAGACGAAGATATTCTAGGCAAAATGACAGGTAAAGCAGCTCAATACTTTGCTGGTATTCTTTTACAAGCTACAGGGAGTTAATATGTTAAAAGCGGTTTTCGAAAAGAAAGCCGCCTCTATGGGCGACTTTTACATGTACTATAAAAACCAAGACTCTGTAACATACGGTATATGTACTGCCGAGGTTACAGAGGATTATATGTTACCTAGAATTAAATATATCAAACCTAAAGATGATGAGATTTTATTGTGGAACTGGCGATACCATCGTCCTTTAGTTATTAAATACTCAAGTATTAAACAAATGACACCACTATCTAGCGTATTAAAAAATTATGTCTGATAATGACTCCTACAAAGGGTTTACCGATGTAGCAGAACATATTATCATAGAAAACGAAGCGAAAGGTATACAGTATAGATTTACTATTTCTACTTTTAGAGATAAAACTTATATGGGTATACGTGAGTGGTATATGAATTTTGAAGGAGAGTATGCCCCGTCAAAAAACGGAGTGACTCTACCTTATAGTTTACATACTACATCCAGGTTGTATAATGCACTAAAAAGTACACTTAGTACTGCTGAAGTGCTTGACGAAGTTATAGAAGAGGTTAGGAATGCTACAAATAGCCAAACAGTTGAAATATTGGAGTGAGCAGTACTATAATGGTACTCCTGAGATTACTAATGAAGAGTATGACGCAGTAGAACAGATTCATGGACAAATGATCCTAGGTCTGGGCGATGTGCCACATGCTTATCGTATGTTTTCTTTAAAAAAGCACTACGACAAAGATGGTACTCCACCTGTTTCAGGTAACTTAGTAGCATCCGTAAAACTGGACGGAGCAGCCGTAGCACTTACTTACGTCAAAGGTATTCTAGTTCGTGCACTTACACGCGGTGACGGTATCAAGGGTGCTTGTATTACTAGAAACGCTAAGCTTTTACGTGGTGTTCCTCATAAGTTAGAAACCGATGAGCCTTTATTACAAATAACTGGAGAAGTTGTAGCTTTATCTACTGTTGATAATAGCAGAAATTATGCTAGTGGTGCGCTAAAGCAACTGAATGAAATATCCTTTATTCAACGCAGAGACGCCGGTAGTATGAGATTTATAGCTTATAATGCTCAAGCTAGATGTAACATTTGGGGTTTAGAAGATACTTATACTAAAGATCTAGAAACTCTGATCAATCTTGGTTTTGATGTTGTAACTTCTGACTTAGGTGAGTATCCAACCGACGGCACTGTGCTTAGGCTAGACAGCAACTCTGTTTTCAATCATATGGGTTTTACAGATAAGTTTCCACGAGGTGCATATGCGCACAAGGAAGAGCAAGAATATGTGACTACTACTCTTATATCAGTTGAGTGGAATACTGGAAAATCTGGCAAAGTAACTCCAATCGCTATACTTGAGCCTGTTCTTATAGGAGAAGCCAATGTAAGTCGGGCTACCCTTAATAATATAGAATACATTGAAGCCCTAAATCTAGAGATAGGTTGTACGGTAAAAGTCATTAGAGCGGGTGAGATAATCCCCTCTATTATCGGAAGACTGGATTGAGCGGTATTACCTTTAAAAAGTTTAAAAAAACACTTGCAATTTTGCAAAGTTACGTCTATAATAGATTCAGAAATTGAGGAAAGAGATGAAAATAATAGCTCCGACACAGTGTCCTTCTTGTGGATCTGACCTAACAAGAGTAAATGCACAGTTGTTTTGTTTAAACACTAAAGAGTGTGTTGCACAGTATTCAAAGAAGTTGCAAAACTTTTGTAAAAAATTAAAGATAAAAGGTTTTGGTGCGTCTACTTTAGACAAGCTAAAGCTATCAAATTTTAATGACTTAATAAAATTAACAGCTAGTGATTTAGAAGCTAATGGCCTCTCAGCACATATGGCTACAAAGTTAGTAGAAGTTGTTAAAAACAGACTAGATTTAGGAATTTCTCCTAATGACTTTTTAGCTGCTTGTTCAATTCCTCTAATTGGGGATGGGGCAATGCGAAAACTAAACTTCGACTCTATAGCGAATATTACATATGATATGTGCAAAAAGCAGGGTCTCGGGAACATAGCAGCATCTAACTTAGTACTATGGATTGACACAGAGTGGGAAGATTACAAAGCTTTCTGGGAAGTACATTTTTCTAAAGTACTTCCTAAGACAGCCCCCTCTGATAGCGTACTACCTACCGTATGTATTACAGGTAAACTTACAGATTTTAACAACAGAACCGCAGCAGCAGATTACTTATCTTCTCTAGGTTTCCAAATTAAGTCTGGCGTCACAAAACAAGTAAAATATCTAATAAGCGAAGATGGGAATACTTCTTCATCTTCATATAAAAAAGCCGTAGGTTATGGATTGACTATAACCACAATAAAAATTCTAGAGGAAAAATATGACAAATAAAATTAGTTGGAACGAAGAAAACACCGCAAAATTAGTATCACTAGCTGGAACAGGCGTAGTCTCTCAAGCAGACTTGGTAACTATTGCAGACGAAATGGGTACAAGCGCACGCTCAGTTGGAGCTAAACTACGTAAGCTAGATTTCGAAGTAGATAAAGCAGCGGGTAAAGCACCAGCTTGGACACCAGAGCAAGAATCAGCTTTGGGTGACTTTGTTACTTCTAACGCCGGTCAGTATACTTATGTAGAAATCGCAGAATTGTTCCAAGAAGGCACATTCAACGCTAAGCAAGTACAGGGTAAGTTACTTAATATGGAATTGTTTGGTTCTGTACGTAAAGCAGAAAAGAAAGTAGCACCTCGTAAGTATTCTCCAGAAGAAGAAGCAGAATTAGTCTCTCTTATCTCTCAAGGTGCTACTATCGAAGCTATCGCTGAAGCTTTCAACAAACCTATCACTAGTATTCGTGGTAAAGCTCTTAGCCTTTTACGTGCTAAAGAGATTGACGCAATGCCTAAGCAAGCCAATAGCCAAGCTAAAGAGCCTGTAGATTTGTTGGTTGAAATTAATGTTGCAGAATCTACTGTAGATCAAATCGCAGAAGCTATTGGTAAAACTTCTCGTGGTGTTAAATCTATGTTAAGCCGCAGAGGTTTAAGTTGTGTAGACTATGACGGCGAAGGTCGTAGAGAAAAGCTAGATAACAAAGACGCGTAAGCTAAAGTAAACTTCTAAGGGTGGCACTTCGCCGCCCTTTTTTTGTCTCTAAATTAAGGGGGTACTAATGAATATATTTCACTCCCCGAGAGTGCTTTAGATGAATATAGAAGGAGTAACGTTATCCCTTCTATTACAAGAACAAGACAAAGACGTCGCATTAACTTACTTTTCAGAACTAAACCAAGACTACTTCAGCAGTTCTTTTAAAACAGTAGCTAAAACTATAAAAGACTTTTATTTAGATAAAGGATTTGTTCCTAGCATTGGTGAACTAGAAGTATATAGAAGTCGTGATAAGAAGTTACTTTCTGCACTAGCATCTATAGCTCTGATAGACTGCGACAACATTGATATACAAGTAGCCATAGAAGAGCTAGCTAATCAATACGCACAAAACACTGCGTTAGATTTATTTGAGGGTCTACTAGAAAGTATTTCTAACATGGATCGTCATGAGCTTATTGAACAAATATCAGCTTTACCAATAAAAATGGAAGACAAAATTAGTTCTTCCGAAGTAGTTTATACTATTTCTGATTTGAAACTATTCTGTTCAGCAGAAGACGCTCAGTTAGACAGAATATACTCAGGTATTTGCGATGAATGGGATCATGAAGCAGGCGGCTATTATAGGCAAGACTTAGTTTTGTTAGGTGGTAAGCGAGGTAGCGGAAAGTCTATTACGTGTGCTAATTTAATTGCACAACAACACAAACAAAAAAATGTATCAGTATATTTTACCATAGAAGATGGAGCACACGCGACTATGGAAAGGATACTCTGTATATTGTCTCAAGTACCTTATGGGAACATAAAAAAGAAAACAACAACAGACGCAGAAAATAAATTATTAGCGCAAACATTAGCTTCTCTTTTCGATAATGGTGAAGCCTGTCTAACGGACTATTTAACTGTAGCCCCTAAATTAGACTTAGTAGAATTTCAGGACGTATTGTATAGAGAATGTAAAGAGAAAGAAGAAGGTCGTATAATAATAGTAGACGACAGACAACTTAGCGTAGGGTCTATAGATTCTAAAATTTCTAGTATTAAATCAAAATACGGAGATAAACTGGCTTTGGTTGTAGTAGATTATGTTAACCAGGTAATACTAGACGGTAACACTGACATGTATGATTGGAAGCCTCAAATAGTTATATCAAAGACTCTGAAGACTTGTGCTAGAAAAAATAACATATGTATCGTCAGTCCATATCAAATTGATGATACCGGAGTGGCTAGATTCGCTAAAGGTATACTAGATGCCGCAGACGTTGCTCAAATACTAGAAGTGGCTGATAAAGAATCAGGGCTGCTAGGTTTGAATACATCCAAAGCTAGGTCGGCTAACGATACTGGAAAATACTTGATGCATATGGATTGGAAGACTCTTACAATAGACCCTAGACCTGTGGTGCTCGATGTAGAAGATGACGAAGACAGTGTGGGTTCCGGTAAACCTATTGAAGGATTGGAAATATGACAGAAGTAGAAAAATTATTAACTGAAAAAGAGGTAACGTTTTTCTCGAAAGGGAAAGACTTATTAGTTACATGCTTTAACACAGAGCATGACGACGAAAACCCCTCTATGAGAATAAGTAGAGAAACCGGAGCATATCATTGCTTCGGTTGTGGTTATAAAGGAAATGTATTTACTAGGTTTAACCGATATAGAAATATATTTTCTGCTAGAATTACTGCAATAAAAGAATCTATTACAGATCTACGGATGGCATCTTGGGCGGGGTTTACTCTACCTACAGATGCTTTTTTTATGTATGAACCTTACAGAGACATACCAGCAGATGTTATTAAAAAATTCGAAGCATTTAAAACAGACAAAATAGGGATGGAAGGTAGGATAGTATTCCCTATAAAAGATAATAGAGAAGTTACCGTAGGTTTTCAAGGTAGATTTATAAACTCTAAAATTAGCCCTAAATATTTAGCTTACCCTGCGGGAGTGTCTTTCCCCTGGTACCCTAGCCCACCTAGAATTACGCCACTCGGCAACTCCATTGTGTTAGTAGAAGGATTAATGGACGCATTATTTTTACACGGAAAAGGTATAACAAATGCCGTCAGTATTTTTGGCACTAAAAGTGTTACATACGATACTATACTAGAAAAAATAACCCCCTTCTTACTGATGGGAATAGATACAGTATACTTATTATTAGACGGGGACAACGCAGGTCGCAGTGCCTCCACTAACATTGCAAAAATGCTTAAACAACAAACAGATGTAATAGTTGAAGAGTTGCCTTTAGAAGATGGGGAAGACCCTGCGACACTAACCGATGAGCACTTAATTAGTATAAGAAAGTATTTGACAAAAGATGGAATATAAAGTATAATACTGTTAACTAAGAAATAAGGAAAAGATTAAATGATAAAAATAGCAGTTGTACAGAAATGTCCGTCTAACGTTAATTACGAAAAGATGTATCAACTAGGTAGTGTCGATGTTATTAATCTATGTAGCACAAAGCAGTCTAAAGTACTTGTGCGCGACGTAGATTTAAATATACAATCACTAGCAGAACACGAAGCTAACCCATCTGGATTTTGTCCAGATGCTTACGATTGGGTAATTTTGGTAGGCTCGGAAGCATTGAAAATGTTTACCAAAGCCACAGCAGTTACTGATTATTCGGGCAAAATAGCCCCAGGCAAGAAAGGAGAAACTAATTTCATAGCTTCTATCAGCCCTGCTGCTTTAGCTTTTAAACCAGAAACAAAACCAGTGTTTGATGCTACAGTATTAAACATTCACGCTATTGTGTCCGGTACTAACCAGCGAGCGTTTGAAGGAACCTATGAGTTCTACCAAGAAACTTCTGGATTTAAAACTTATTTACAAAAGCTAGTAGATGGAAACTATCCTGTTATAGCTTTAGATACAGAAACCTCTGCTCTTTCTTGCAGGGACGGATATTTGCTTGGGATTTCTTTGTCTCATAAAATAGACCAAGGCGTATACGCACACGCAGATTGTGTAGACGAAGAATGTATCGCATTAATGCAAAACCTATTAGATACTAGAGCAGTAGTATTGCATAACGCCAAGTTTGATATGCACTTTCTAACCTATCACCTCAACCTCAACTTTATTGGTAGAAACATACAAGATACAATGATTATGCACTACTTGTTAGATGAAAGACAGGGTACTCACGGGTTGAAGTCTTTAACTATGAAATATGGTACTCTTGGAGATTACGATAGAGAACTAGATGAGTATAGACGTGCATATTGTACTGAACATAGCATAGGTTTGGCAGATTTTTCTTATGATTTGTTTCCTTGGGATGTTATCAAAATATATGCTGCCAAAGATACTGATGCTACTATGGCTATATACAATAAGTTTCAGCCAGTACTTGAGAGCAATCCCCGTTTATTTAATTGCTACAATACCTTAATGCTTCCAGCGCTACATTTTTTAACTAAAATGGAAAACAGAGGTATACCAATTTCTAAATCTAGGCTAGTGCTTGGAAAGAAGTTATTAACGGATGAGTTAGATATACTTGAGAAAGAACTATACTCATATCCAGAAGTGCATGCCTTAGAAAGTATGCAGGGTGATGTGTTCCTTCCAGGTTCTGTTAAACAGTTGCGTATTTTATTGTTTGATTTATTAAGTTTAAAACCGACAGGTAAATTGACAAAAACTGGTGCTATTTCTACAGACTCAGAAGTTCTAAAAGAATTGTCAGAGCAACATAAGTTACCGGGACTAATACTAGAAGTAAGACAGAAAACCAAACTGAAAAACACATACATTGATAAGTTGCTTCCAGTTATAGACAAAGACTCTAGAGTCAGGACAGGCTTCAACCTTACTAGCACAACTTCTGGTCGATTGAGTTCTTCTGGTAAATTTAATATGCAGCAACTACCCAGAGACAATCCAATTATTAAAGGTTGTGTCAAAGCACCAGAAGGTTACAAGATAGTAGCAGTGGATTTAAGTACTGCAGAAGTATATTACGCTGCTGTATTATCCAATGATACTAATATGAAACAAATCTTTATTGACATGAAACGTGATCCTAAGAAATATCCTGACTTTCACTCTAGTGTTGCACACATGGTATTCAACCTTAAATGTACTCCTGCAGAAGTTAAAAAGCTATACCCAGCTCTTAGACAGGCAGCAAAAGCTATCACATTCGGTATTTTATACGGTAGTGGCCCAGCCAAAGTAGCAGAATCAGTCAACCTAGCATTTGCGGAGGAAGGGCAAGCACAAACCTGTACTTTGGATGATGCAAAAGAATATATTGCGGATTACTTTACTAAATTTGCGAAGCTTAAACGTTGGATTGATTCTACTCATAGAGAAATTAAATCTAAAGGTTACGTTTACAACTTCTTTGGCAGAAAGAGAAGATTACATAACGTCAATTCTATTGACAAAGGAGTAGCAGCCGGTGAGGTGCGTTCTGGCTTTAATGCTGTGATACAATCTGTAAGTTCTGACCATTTATTACTAGGTGCTGTTGGTGCTGATGAAGAGATTTTGCGTATAGGTATGGATGCTCAGATATTTGCCTTAGTACATGACTCCGTTGTAGCAGTAGTTAAAGAGGAAGAAGTTGAAAGTTATATAAAACTAATAACTAGATTTATTCAGATAGACAGAGGTTGTTCTATTAGTGATTGTCCAGTAGGAGTAGAGGAAGATTCCGAACCGGGCGGTTCTGAAGACTATTCTTGTGGTAAGTTAGTTAAAATGTTCCCAGAACTAGCTGCCGCATGATACACTTCCCAGTGTACGCTTTAAGACCTTACCATTTATTGTTTGAAGAAAATGAGTACAAAGTAGTACAAACTGCCAAGAGTAGGTTTATATTAGATTTTGTAGACAAAGAGCTAGTGCAATCCTCCTACAGTAAAAGGAGGATTTTGCTTCTAGGACTAGATCTACCATACAAATTATATCCATTGAATAAAAAAATAGATACACTATCTGGTATTGTATCTAATAAGTACCGTAACTTTATTGATGCTAAAGGTAACCTGATACGCTGGAAACCAACAAAATTTCATAAAATAATATGTAAACTTATAACGTACAGAGAAATAACATCAGACGGCAACATGCTGTTAAAAGTACAGGGATACGAAACAGTATTTAAGTCTTACCCAACCGAAGCTTCATACGCTAGAGTGGTACGATTTAAAAATGTAGACATAATTTATGATTTTACAGATACTAAAGTACCAAATACTAGGAGAAAACTATGAAAAACAAAGCCGTAGTATCAAATAGAATATATTTGAATTGCGAGCTAAAGTCGGAGCTACGTACCGTACTAAATGATAATTTAGTATATAAACTAAGTCAGATGCCTGTATCTCCGTACCCTTTAGTTATAAATAATATTATTAAAGTAACTGATTCAATTGTATCCATACCCTCGGGTAGGCTAGATCTAATACCGGAAGACTATGAAATAGTAGACAAACGAGCAAAGACTCCTGCCAGTATACCCAAGCCTTCATTTGAGCCTAGAGAAGATCAACAGGCTGCAATTGATTTTATAGAAACTTCTGGATTAGTTAATGCTAAACCTGGTTGGGGTAAAACTATAGCGGGTTTGGGCATAGCGCACAAGTTCCAGCAAAAAACACTTATAATAACCACAACCACTATCATAAGAGATATGTAGATAAAAGAAGTAGAGAAGTGGTTTGGGATTAAGTGTGGGGTTATTGGTGGTGGTAAACTGAATTTTGATGCGCCCATAACAGTTGGAAACATACAGACCGTCAGGAAAAAAGCGACCGAGCTAGCCAATGAGTTTGGTTTAGTTATTGTAGATGAAGTACATCGTTGCCCTGCTAAAACGTTCACAGATACTATAGACGCATTCAGAGCAGAGCACAAAGTTGGTTTATCTGGCACATTATTAAGAAAGGATGGGTTGCACTGTGTTCTTCCAGATTACTTTAGTACTAACGTGTTTATAGGTAAAGATGAAAACAGAATGAGTCCTGCGATACACCTATGGGAAAGTGCTTCTAGCATTAGCTCAAACGAATTTATTCCCTGGGCTAATCAAATAAATAAGCTGTATTCTACACATTCCTATAAAACTGAGATATTAAACTTAGCAAACCTATACATGGATGCTGGGCACAAAATACTAGTATTATTCGATAGAACTTTTATACTAGAAGAGCTACACAAGCTTACCGAAGATAGGACACTGCTTATTACGGGAAGTATTGGAGATAGAGATAAAATACTAGACGAGATAGGTAAGAAAGACTCTATTGCTAAAGGGCTCTGGGGCACTCAATCTATATTTTCAGAAGGTTTTTCGGTTAGTGAATTATCTTGTGTAATACTAGCAACCCCTATAAGTAATGACCCTTTACTGGAGCAGATAATAGGTAGGATACAGAGACAGGCTGAGGGCAAGAAAACTCCGATAGTAGTTGATATAGGGTTGGACGGTAGCACTGGCAATAGACAAAAGAATACCAGAAAAAGATTCTACATTAATAAGGGCTGGGAAATAAAGAGTATGGGAAGCATCAAATAAATTAAAAAATACTTTGACAAAAAGCTATAATTTTTATATACTACATAAATCGAGAAACAGGAAAACAAGTAAGATAAATAATTTAAAGTTTGTTTTGACAAAAACGTAAAATTCTTGTATAATAGTTAAATCGAGGAAAAGCAACTAAGTGAAACGTTTTGATTATGAAAAAATATTCATACTAGCACACGGCAGACCTGCTCAGATGCTAGACTATTATAAAGAATGGAGTACAGGACCGAATTTTATAGTTAACCCAAAAGCTATAGTGGCAAGCTTTTGGCTTACAGACAGGCAGAAAGCAGAATACTTAGGTATCTGTGCCTTACGTAGCTATGAAGATTATAAGTTTCAAGGAATAACAGACCTAAGCCTAGGCAGTCTACCCAGTTGGGTTCCCTTAACTATAGTCAAAGAAAATCCACTAATTCAAATAACCGATACACAAATAATATTTCTAAAGGAAAAATAAAAATGGCTATACAGTTCAATAAATTAAACGGCGGCGCTAAAAAATCAAACATCAAATATATGAAGCTAGTAGACGGTGCGAATACTTTCCGTATCTTACCTGACTCTATAATTTGTATGTATACATATTGGGTTAAAGGAGCTGAGGGTAAAGACTTGCCTTTTGAAGCTTTACAATTCGATAGAAATACAGAAAAGTTTGTTAACACTAGACCATGCCCTATCTCAGATATGAAATTATCAGACGCAAAAGGTGAGCCTCTTAGATGTCAGTGGTCTTACAAATGCCGTGTCATCAATGCCGCTACGGGAGCTGTAGAAATATTACAACTTAAAAAGGGTATTCTTACAGATATTATTTCAGTAGCACAACAGCTAGAAGTAGATCCTACAGATCTAGATACTGGTATGTGGCTTACTGTTACTAGAGCCAAGACTGGCCCTCTAGCATATAATGTAGAATACTCCCTGCAACAATTAAAGTGTAAGTCATCTCCTCTAGAAGATGAGCACTTAGCTAAGTTAGCAGAGCTTAAGTCAATGGAAGAGTTGTTTCCAGTAGAAACTTACGCTGCACTATCTGCTAGATTGACTAAACATGTCAATGGTGAAGTAGATGCTGAAGAAAGTGAAGGTTCTGCTTCTCAAGATGAAGCAATGAACGAATTAAGTTAAATAAAAGGCGGCTATTATGCCGCCTTTACTTTTAGGTATTAAATGAAAATTATATTTATAGCAGATATTCACATTAAACTAGGGCAAAAAAATGTACCTAGAGATTGGCAGTATAATAGAACTGTACAACTAGCTGAAAGCATCAATAAGGTTGAGGGTGCTGATTACGTTGTAATAGGTGGAGACCTACTGGACGTAGCTAAACCTTCTATAGAAGAGGTTGGTTTAATGTATGACTTCTTAGAGGCAATAGATCTTGGGGGGTATATTATACCAGGCAACCACGAGATGGTTACTAAGACTAAAGATTGTTTCTCTTATGTAACAAATATGCTTAACTCTGTTGGGTTTTCTGTTGTAAGAGAGTTTGATACTATTGACGGTGTAGATTATATACCCTACAATATTCTAAAAGACACTTGGCCTAAAACTAACAGCAAGATAGCAGTTACCCACGTGAGGGGAGAAATTCCTCCACACGTAGAACCTGAGATAGATTTATCTAAGTACGAAAGTTATGAGTGTGTTTTTGCGGGTGATTTACATTCATACAAAAATTCACAACTAAACCTGCTATATCCGGGTAGTCCTTTTACGACTTCTTTCCATAGGAATAAAACTACAGGTTCAAATGGCTACTTTGTTATTGATACTAATACAGGATGCTATGATTGGGTGGAACTAGATCTCCCTCAGCTTATTCGAACGACTGTAACTAGTGAAAAAGAGATAGTACCTACAGAAGTTGATCACACAATCTATGAGATTGAAGGTAACTTAGAAGAATTAGCGGGAATCAAAGGTACTGAGTTATTAAGTAAGAAAATTACGAAGAATATTAGTAGTCCTAGCACATTAGCTATGTCCGGAAATATCGTACAAGAACTATCAGTTTACCTAGAGCAGATTAAGAAGATAGATACAGCTAGTATCCCAGAATATATAGATTTATTTAAAAAGGTAGTATTGCATGATTAGTATAAATAGTATGGAGTTCAGTAACATATTAAGCTATGGAGATAGCAATGAGGTACACTTCAATAAGTCTGCCGTTACTCAACTTATTGGGAGTAATGGCGCAGGTAAGTCGTCTATTCCTATCATACTAGAAGAAGGGTTGTTTAACAAAAACTCTAAAGGAATTAAGAAAGGCGACCTACTTAATAAGTTTAGTACAAAACCGACATATAATATCAAAATCCGTTTTACTGTAGACGTAGATCAATACGTTATAGACAAGACCGTAGGTAGCACAACAAAAGTTACATTACACAAAAATGATGAAGATATTTCTGGGCATACTACTACTCAAACATACAAATCTATGGAAGAAATCTTTGGGGTGGACTTCATGACTTTTACTAAGATAGTATATCAATCTATGGTTAGTAGTTTAGATTTTATAAGTGCTACAGATAGTACTAGAAAAAAGTTTCTAATATCACTATTAGGGCTGGAAAAATATGTTGCTAAAGAATTGATTCTTAAAGATAATCTAAAAGCTAACAAAACTCTGTTGATTGGGGCGGAAAGCTCAGTCAATACTATAAACTCTATTATAAAATCTCAAGGCACTATACCTACTGTGGTAGAAGTTCCTGAACTAGAAGATATTAATACAGAGGCGTTGTATACCCTACAGGCTACAAAGAAAGCAGAACTAGCTGACATAAAAACTAGGAATAAAGCCATAGAGTCTAACAATAAAGCGAAAGCAGAGTTAGACGCTTTGGATCTTGTAGTAGAACCTATAAGTACAAAACTTACGCATATTTCTAGAGAAGAGATACAATACCAAGGACATGGTAGAATCAGCGCAGCACTACATTCTGAACTATATAAGTTAGAATTAGCTAAAGATACTTGCCCTACATGCAAACAACCAGTGGACATATCCGATACTTTACAACGCATAGCAGATATAGAAGCCGAATTAGTTTCTAACAGCATAGAAGAGAAAAAGTTAAAAGATTATATAAAAATAGCTACAACACACAACAGTTTAATAGATAAGTACGAAACTTATACCAAAGAACTAGCAGTGTTGCGTGGTAGGTACGATCCTACGGTTTCTGCGGAATATCTTATTGCTGATACTTTAGTTGCAGAAATTAAAGTAGTAACTGCTGAGATTGCAGACCTAAACTCTAAAATGCAAGATAGCATAGATTTAAGGGATGCTGCTATACGCACAAACAACTTAGTAGAGATTAAACAAGCTCAATTAAAAGATAACCAGGCCAAACTTAAAATAGAGAGTACAAAACTTATGGAGTCTAGCGTGTTATGTGCCAGACTCGAGACGTTAGTAGCTTCTATGGGCAGTAAAGGTCTTATAGCTTATAAAATCGAATCTTTAGTAAAAGTATTCGAAGAACTCATTAATGAATATTTACAAGTTCTTTCTGATGGGGAGTTTACTCTTAAGTTCGTAATGGACGAGACCAAGCTTCAAATTAATCTAAGATCTGATAGCGTTGATATGGATATTAAGTCTATATCGAGCGGAGAGTTTAACAAAGTAAATACCGCAACATTGTTGGCCGTAAGAAAGATGTTGACTTCTATATCTAAAATTGATATAAATTTATTATTCTTAGATGAAGTGGTCGCCGTACTAGACCCAGAAAGTAAAGATACATTGATTAATTTGCTTTTAAGCGAAGAAAATTTAAATACAATAGTAGTAAGTCATGGGTATACTCACCCGCTTGCTTCTAGACTGAACGTCATTAAGGAGAATAAAATATCAAGGTTAAAATTAGATGAGTAGTGCTCAAAGCCAAAAAGGTTCGCGTTTTGAGTACGCTATAAGAGACCTCTTAACAGAGAAAACAGGAGTAAAATGGGACAGAGTTCCCCTATCCGGTGGTGGTAGTATGAAAGGAGACTTATATTGTTTAACTAACCACTACTACCATTGTTTCGAGTTAAAGTCTTTTAAAGACACAGTTATCCAAGAAAACTTACTATCTGCTAAGTCCAACAATATATATGGTTGGTGGGATCAATGTGTTAGAGAAGCAAAACAAATGAACAGAATCCCTGCGTTAGTTTTTAAGAAAGATAGAGGTAAGCCTTTAATCTTAATAGAAGAGAGC